ATAAAAGAATTATCCAAATGTCACGCCAATACTATAAATAGTATCCACGAAACATATTGTATAAGCATAGCGGAAAGTATATTAAATAACCAAATTGTAATTTTACCAAATCGCTGCACTTTTCCAGAATTAGTAGGAAAAGATTATAAATATTTATTTGATGATACAGAACAACAATATAAAATGTTGGTCAATATTATAGAAAATAATATAAAAAAACAGGAATATTCTACGTTTGATCAATTAAAATTAAAAAATCACGTTAATAATATAGACAACTTGTTTAGAAATTTAGCAAAACCAGACAAGTCAGATATATTTAACAGAATTAAAAAAGATATTACAAAAAAGAAATTAAAAGAATATTGTAGTAAGAGACCTGAAATAGATTTAGAAAAATTTAGATCGTATATATTTAGTTTAGGATATGCCAGTCAAAGTTTTCCAAATGTAAAAATAAAATTTATACTAAATGAATTAGGATATGACTACAACATTAGTAAAAATAAATTTATAAGATGAGTAAATCCGACAAAATCCGACAGACAAAGACTAATTTAATAGAAGCTTTAGAAAAATCTATGGGGGTGATCACTACAGCCTGTAAAAAAGTAGGAATACATAGATCAACCTTTTATGAGTATGTCAATAATGATCAAGAGTTTAAACAACAAGTAGAAGATATTGGTAATGTGGCACTTGATTTTGCAGAGAGTAAAATGTTTGAGCAAATACAAGAAGGAAATACACAATTAATAAAATTTTATTTATCAACCAGAGGTAAAAAAAGAGGTTATGTGGAAAGACAAGAGATTACAGGTGCGGAAGGATTGCCAAACGATATAAAAATTGAAATTATTAGAAACGAAGATACAGAGTAACATTGTCTGTGATCATTTATTAGCATCAGACAAAAAAATTACCATTGAGCAAGGCGGTACTCGATCTGGTAAAACATATAATATTCTAATTTGGATCATATTTTATTATGCACCAAAAAATAACCGCAAAATCATAACTATTTGTCGTAAAACTTTTCCCGCATTACGTGCTACTGTAATGAGAGATTTTTTAGAAATATTAAAATCAAACGATATGTACAGCGAGGAACAACACAACAAAAGTAGTTCAGAATATATGTTGTATGATTGCCTAGTGGAATTTATATCTTTAGATGAGCCAAAAAAGGTGCGAGGTCGTAAAAGAGATTTGTTATTCATAAATGAGGCAAACGATTTAACTTACGAAGATTGGCAACAATTATTATTTCGTACCAAAGAAAAAATTATAATAGATTATAATCCATCGGATGAGTTTCATTGGATATACGACAAAGTAAAAACGAGAGAAGATGCCGATTTCTATATTACTACATTTAACGACAATCCATTTTTAGAGGAATCAATAAAAAAGGAAATTAGACGATTAAAAGATACAGACGAAAATTATTGGAAGATTTATGGTTTAGGTCAAATAGGAATGTCTCGCAGCATTATTTTTAATTCTTATGTTTGCGACTTTGTTCCTGATCAAGCAAATTTTTTAGCTTATGGAATGGACTTTGGTTATACAAATGATCCAACCACACTTATAGGAATTTGGAAACACGATACCAATTTGTATTTTAAGGAATATATTTATCGCAATGGTATGACAAATCAAGATATAGCAAAACAATTACAACAATTAGGATTAAACAGGAGAGACGAAATATTTGCAGATAGTAGCGAACCTAAATCTATAGAAGAAATATATAGGTTTGGTTGGAATATAAAACCAGCCATAAAAGGCAAAGATTCTATAAATATTGGTATTGATACATTGCGCAGATATAAGTTATTTGTAACAAAGGATAGTCCAAATACAATTAAAGAATTTAGAAATTATAAATGGAAAGAGGATAAAAATGGCAATATATTAAATACTCCACTAGATTTTAATAATCATAGTATTGATGCAATACGTTACGGAACTTATAGTAAATTGTCTAGACCTAACTATGGCAAATATGCAATAACTTAAACTATTTTGTAAAAAATTTTGTTAATAAAATAGATGTTATTATATTCGTATTATAATTATTAACAAAAAAACGATAGATATGATTACAAAATTTCAACACGTTGGTTACCATTTAGATGTATATTGTATACATACAAAAAAATATCTTGGTAGCGTTGACGTTCCAGACCATTTGCACAATAATATTAAAGATCGTAAAAAAGGTTATTATGGTCGTAAAGAGGAAAAAATTGTTGCCACAGGCAGACGAGGTACAAAATATATAAAATTTAGTGGCAAATATATTACAGAGCTTATTCCGCTTTGTGGTCGCATTGTTGGTGATCGTTTTGCTACAATTGGTCAAGCTAGAATTAAAAATATACAGATATATGGAAAATAATATACAAATTTTAGAAAAAAGAGCAGAGAATGCACAAATATTAGGCAGAGCAGTTGGCTTATTACGACAATTAAAATCTACACCTAATATTGGTTTGACAGGCACTTTTCATCATATTGATCAAATAATAGATGAATTAGATAAAATAGAATTATAATATAAAATAAACAAAATGAAATCACTTTTTAAAACTAGTAAACCTTTTACACCTCCAAAAACTCCGTACCAAGTTACAAACAACTACAAATTATTTCAGTTTTTGCCAGACAATAGAGATATTTGTCAAAAAAATGTAAATTATTTAATGCGTGAAATAAAATTAAATGAGCAAATTGTGCCTTTGTTGTGCAAAGAAAATAATGGCAAATTAGATATTTACGATGGACAGAATAGATTTGTTGCACTAATGAATTTAAAATATCCAATTAAATATATTATAGATAATACTTTACAACCTGATTTTGTAGCAGATATACAAAAAGGCAAACAATGGACAATAATTGATTGGATAAAAAGATATAGTGTAAGAGGAAAATATGATTATAAAGCATTGTCAAGAAAAATAGCAGAATATAAAGGCGTCTTTTCGGCATCTGCTTTGGCAGAAATATATTGTGAAAAAAAATCTAAAATTACACATATATCACAATTTGTAAAAAATGGTGAATATAAAATTAACATACAAAAAGGTGATCAAATTATCCAACATATAAATTCTGTTTACAAAACAGATCAAGATAAAAAATATCATTCAAGGATGTTTATTAGAGCTTTTGTTGAAATATTACACAATTGTCCTAATTTTAATATTAAAACTTTTTTAAACAAAATTAAAAGCCATAATTTAAAAATTTTAAGAACAAGGAAAGAAACTTGTCAAGCAATTATAGAGCTTTATAATTATAAAATAAAACAGACTGCAAATCGTCTTAAAATGGAATAGTTTTTTGGTTAATAATGTAGTGTATTAATTTCCCTTCATCGGTGAGCCAAGATGGTTCGTGCTTCGGTCACAGGTGACATTAATACCGAACTCCTTATTTTTTAAATAGGGAGTTTTTTTTGTTTTATATTTACACACAAAATCCTAACTAATACGTTATAATATTATGGAAATAAAAGTAAATATACCTGATCACCTCAAAGAGATTACTGTTCAACAATATGCGGCATATTTAAATATAGTAGATCAATTTGAGAAAATGAAAGAAAAGAACGAAAATTCAGATGTATTTTATTTACTAAAAACATTAGAAATATTCACAGGAATAAATTACGAGGATGGTTTAAAATTAAAATTATCGGATGTAAAACGCATTGTTCTAAAAATAGAAAATTTATTATCACAAAAACCTGAATTGGTTTCTAATTTTAAAATTGGTGATACGACATTTGGATTTATACCAAAGTTAGATGATATGACATTTGGAGAATATGTAGACATAGACACTAATATTTCCGATTGGAATAATATGCATAAAACTATGGCTGTATTGTATCGACCGATCAAGAAAAAAGTAAAGGACAAATATATAATAGAGGAATATAAAGGTGATTTATATCACGAGGCAATGAAAATAATGCCATTAGATGCAGCTT